GGTGCCGCCGTCGCCGACGAACCCTGAGATCAAGTGCCCGACGGAGCGGTGCAACTACTCGATGATCGCGAGCGACCGTGTGGCGAGGGTGATGCACGAGTATCGGGCGTTTCGGTTTGAGTGCCCGCGGTGCGGGAAGAAGGCGATTGTGCGCCGTGGGAAAAAAAGCACGATCGGGGCGTTTTTCGCGTGCCGAGTGGAGGCGGTGAAGGAATGAGCGAGCCCGCGCCCACGCCCGAGACGGACGCAATGTTCACGGACAATGTGCCAGAGGACGCGCAAATCGTGGCTTTCTGCGCGCGGCTGGAGCGCGAGCGCAACGCAGCCCGCGCCGAGCGGGAGAAAATCCGCGAGTGGGCGGGGCGCTGTCAGCAGGAGATGGAGCACCAGGCGCGGATTGCGATGGACTTCAAATCCGAGCGGGACGCAGCCCGCGCCGAGCAGGACATCGCCTTCAGCCTCAGCGAACACGCCATGTTCTGCGTGCATCACACGGACGCCGAGCGTGTCGCAAACACCATTGGCGGGAATTGCCCGATCTGCAACAAGGCAGAGATTCGCCAACTCCGCGCGGAGCTTGCTGACGAGCGCGCGAAAAAATCCGACGCGCTGATCGCGGCTGTGAATGACATCGAGAGACTCACATCCGAGCGGGACGCACTCCTTACCGAACTCGACGAAGCCGCAAAGGGGAACGCATGAGCGGACGCCCGCGATCGAGGCAGCGCGAGGAGGACGAATACGCGAACGTGGAGCCGCCGCCGGAAGCTCCCGGTCAGTCGTGGATTGACGACATGGTGCAGAAAACGCGGGAACCGGAGCCGATGGAGGCGGAACCGCTGATGCCTGGCGAGGTGGACGAGGAAGTGGAGTTGCATCCGGTGGCGGAGCCGAAGGAGTCGCGGAGCAAGTCGGCGGCGTTGTTGCGCAGGCTGCCGCCGGAGATCATGAAGTATCTCGGGGCGTTGCGTGCGTGCCCGGCGCCTGCGATGGCGCGGAAGGCGGCTGGTGTCAGTGGCGTGAAGCTGGCATATTGGCGGCGCGTGCCTGGGTTTTCGGATTTGGAGCGGGAAGCAACGAGCGACGCGAAGGACACGCTGCTCGCCTCGGCCTACAATCGGGCGGTGCACGGGGTGGTGAAGCCGGTGTTCCAGCTTGGGAACCTGGTGGGCTACGAGCGGGAGTATTCGGACAAGCTCATGGAAGTGCTGCTGAAAGGGATGCGGGAGGAGTTCAAGCCCGAGCCGCCGAAAGCGGAGGGGAGCACGACGAACATCGTCATCACGGATCCGGCGGCGATTGCGGACGTGGTGCGTCGGCTGAGTCCGACGAGCCAGCCGAAGCAAGCGCAGGCGATCGAGATTGAAGCGCCGAAGCCCATTGCGACACCCAACCCTCCGCCGGGGAGTGAATTTTGAAATCCGAACCATGAACCGACTCCAACCGATTGAAACAGAGGGCCAGAACCACGACGAAGCGCGGAAGATGGGGCGATTTGTCGCCTCGGTCGAAGTCATCAACTCGAGCGTGGAGGATGCGCGCGCGGTGATGAGCGGGATCGTCGTGCTCGAGGCCGTGACGCGCGACGGCATCATTCACTACGTGGCGCTGTGCGAGCAGTTCGCCGCGTTGGAGAATGGCGATGGCATTCCCGAGTATCGCGCGCTCATCGCGAAGCAGGACGGCAAGATCGTGTCGGTGCGGTGGGAGATGGTCGAAGCGCCGAGCACGCGCCGGCTGAATTGGGACAACTGACAATCATCATGGAGCCAAGCATGACGAACTACATTCTTGTGAACGAAGCCATGCGGCTCGCCAGGGATGTTAAGAACCAGCACGAACAGGAGCCAGTGCCAACAGTGGAGCTGCATGGCATAACCGACGCAAAGCAAGGAAGCCGCGTTCTTTTCAAGGTCACGCCATCCATCGCCGGGAAAACGATCACGCTCGACATCGAGAACAGCCTTGGTGCTGCGGCAGGCTTTTCAGCCACGCTGACGCGCAAGTTTCTCGACACTGAGGACCGAGCGATCCGTGCCGCGCTCGTCGCGCTCGGATGGACGCCGCCGCCGGAAAAATCCGAACCATGACCGGACTCAAAATCGCGCAACGCATGATTCGCCTTCTGCCCGGAGTCACCGCCGGGGTCGGAACGTGTGACTGGTATGAGCCGCGCATCCGGCGTGTGCATCTGAGCCCGCGCACGGCGCGCGGAGAGGACATGCGCGCCCTTGCTTGCGCCGCGCATGAGGCGGCGCACGCGGTTCAGCACGTCCGGCTTCACGGGATCAGCTTCCGTGTGTGGCAATCGTGGCCGGTGCAGTCGCCGCTTGTTCCGCTCGGGCTTTTTTCCGCGACGCTCGCGGCTGCGGCCATGAAGTGGCATCCGTGGCCGGTGGCGATCTTCGCGGCGTGCGTGGCGCTCGGGCGCGTGGCCGCAGTGATGCTCATGGAATGGGAAGCGAGCACGATCGCGCTCGGCCGGCTGAAGCTCCACGGCTTCGAGCATCCTGACTCCGCGCACTATCTGCGCCGACTGTGGCGCTCCTATCTCTGGATCGCGATTGGACTCTGAACTTATGAACAAGCAAAAAATGACACTCGGGGAACCTGTTCTTGAAAAGCTGGAATGGAGTTGGCGACTTTCCATCACCGCGACCGATGGTGAGAACGAGAAATGGTTCGGGGTTGCGGTGGAATCAGAGCCAGATCCCGTAGAAAGGGATTGCATGGATAAAATCGTCCGCAGCATGTTTGAGGACTACCGAAATCACGACACGCAGTTTGTCCGCTGTCGCGCGTGCGGGCACTTGTCTGAGATTCCTTGGTCGGAAAAGATTCCCGCGCGCTGCGGAAAATGCGCAGGAGAACATGAGGCCTACTACGAACCAACCCGAGACAGGTTCCAGGCACCGCGCCCGATCTCATAACCCGGGAACTCACCATAATTACAGCACTTTAATCCCAAACATGAAAACCGTATTCTCAGAAAAATCCGACGTTGAAATCGCCGAGCTTCTTTTGAACGATGAAGTGAATAACAACGCCATCTTTAACGCCGCGCTCATTCGCGAAGCACTTTCGCGGCTTTTGCTGTGTAAGGCAAGGGAGGTTAATTTGCTTCACCATGAAACGCTTGAAAGAACGAATCACGGAACTGATTGGTGTCTCGGTCGCGAGTTCCTGCACAAAGGAAAGCGGGAATGGGTAGGATTTAGCTGGACCCAGGATTCCTCATCCACACAACTCGACAAGCTCATGCAGGCCAGGGCCGCGCTACCTGAGCTTATTCAAAAATTCATCGAAGATCATCCGTGACCCGCAAACTCATCATAATTACGGCACTTTCGCTTTTGCTCATGGCCGCGGCGTTCGTGGCTGTCGCTTACTTGTACGGATTCCTTCTGGCGATTTGCGTGTATGTCGCGGCTGGGTCGCTGACGGCATGTGTCGTCGCCATCATCAAACTCAGCACAATGGATCCAAAGGAATGACCAGAGAACTCATCACCGGAAAACTCAGCATCGGCGACCGTGCCGCGTGCAATGCGCCGCGCCTGCATTCCGCCGGCAAGTCAGCGTGCATCGTGCATGGATGCAAAACGTGCCACCAGGCCAAGGCGGGGAAGCTGTCACCAACGGACAAGCGGTATCTCAGTTTCGTGGAGCAGGGCGACCTTTACCTGAACCTGATCGACGCGACGACAGCCTACTTCCAGACGCAGAGCTTCACAGCGTTCCTGCGATTCGCGCGCGACAACTGGCTCGACGACCGCCCGATCACGATCCACTGCGATCAGGGCCGGAGCCGCGCGCCGATGCTGGCCGTGCTGTTCATGGCGAAGGTCTTGGAGATCATCCCGAACACGAGCCTCGACGACGCGATGGATGCTTTTGAGGCGCAGCACGGGAAGCTGGAGCCGAGCGAGGGCATCGAGACCTACCTGCGCAAGAACTGGCACGGCATCGAGTCCATGCCGGTGAACTACCGCGGGCCAAACCGCCGCAGCCAGCAATACCGGCCGCCGGACACGAGCCAGATCACGAACGACGAGGCCGTGGCGCTCATCCAGGGCAGCCCGATTGTCCACTTCGCGACGATGGTGGAGATCGAGGACAAGGATCACAACATGGTGACGCCCGTTCCGAACATCCTCCAGATGCGGATCAACGAGGCGTACGAGTGGTGCATCGAGAACGGCATCGCGCCACGGTTGCAGGCGCTCAAGCCGCGACAAAAGGGATCGAGCACGTTCTTCGGCGAGCTTTTCTATCACCATGCGCGCCGCTTTCACACCGACGGACTGATCATCGGGGACGAAAGCAGCCGCGTGATGAAGGTGTGGCAGATTTTCACGGAATACAGCATCCGCGACAAGTTTCCGTGGGACTCGAAGTTCGCCTACGACACGAAGAAGGCGAGCTTCACCTACGCCGACGGCACGAAGGGGCTGTGGGAGTACGACACCGCCAACGACCCGAAAGCCGGCATCTCGGGCACGCGCCAGGCGATCTGGTACACCGAGGCCGCGCGCTACCCGAAGTCTGGATCGCGGACGGACGTGAAGGTGATCACTGCATCGCTGGCGTCGCTGTCGAAAGGGCCGCGCTCGCTGGCCGCGATGGAGTCCACGGCGGAAGGCGCGAACGGCTTCTTCTACAACAATTGGCAGGGTGCCGTGTCGCTGGAGGACATGAAGGCCGGGAAGTTCGGCAACGGCTGGATCAAGATTTTCGCGGCGTGGTTCGAGTTCGCCGACGGCGTGCTGCCGCGCGCGCCGCACTACGAGGAGCACTTTCACACGACCTACTCCTACCGGGAGAAGCGCGGACGCCAGCTTTACGGGTGGACCGCGGAACAAATCGCGTGGAGGCGCTACACGATCGCGAGCGAGTGCGACGGGGATGAATCGATCTTCGATCAGGATTACCCGGAGAACGATCGGGACTGCATAGGCGGCGACGTTCGCATTGGAACAAGTGACGGGTTGATTCCGATCCGCGATGCCCGAATTGGAGCGCGCTGCGACCACGGCATCATTGTTGCCAAAAAACGCAAAGGCGTGAGGGCGACGATCGAGGTGACGACCAAACTTGGATACAGGGTTACATGCACGGCGGATCACCGACTCGCAATGCCGAATGGCGATTTCGTCATGGCGCACGAGTCACTCGGACAGACCATCGCGCTACAACCTCCGATCTTCTCAGAGACGATTCATGAGGCAACTTGGGATGGATTTGCGGGAACGAAGGTATCGCTTACGATCACTGAGAAATGGGGAAGATTGCTTGGTTACTTCATGGGGGATGGATCGTTTCACGGCGACTGCATTTCATTCTGTTGCTGCGATGAAGACATGGATGTTGGCGAGGATATTGCGTCACTCGTGAATGAACTGATGGGTGAATCGTCCACCCGGCAATTCAAACACGCCAACGCGCACGAAGTCAGACTGAGCCGGAACAAGTTGAGCGAACTACTCACCGGGCTTGGGGTTATTGACACGTACGTTGACCATCGCGGCGTTCAGTCATACCGGCGAAGAATCACGGTGCCGGAGTGCATCTGGAGAAGTCCGCGCTTTGTGGTGCGGGAGTTCCTGCGCGGGCTGTTCGAGAGTGACGGATGGGTTTCCAAGACCGGACGCAGCGTGAAGTTCTTTGCGAAAGACCCGGAGCTTTGCCAGCAGGTTCAGCTTCTTCTTCTCGGGTTCGGAATCCACTCGAACATCAACCACGTCATCAAAAAGACCGGCGGCAAGGAGTATCCGGGCTGCGAACTGGCGCTTTGGGTGAACGACGCGCTCCGATTCATGGAGGTAATCGGATTCGTGTCAGCCAGAAAGCAATCCCGGCGCGCGACAAGTCGCTACTGCGGGCGCGGACGGAAGCCGGTCGAGATCGGAATGGCCGATACCGTCGTTGGCGTTGAGTATGCCGGTGAATCTGACGTGTGGGACATTCAAATTGAAGGAACCGCCCCCGTGTTCGGAGCCGGCGGCATTCTCGTTCACAACTGCTTCCTCCAGTCAGGCCGCCCGCGCTTCGACGACGACGGCGTGACGAGGCTGGAAATCATGGCCGAGCGCGAGCACGACCTTGCCGAGCGCGGAATCCTCACCGGGAGCGAGGCGAACGTGATTTTCGTGCCGCAGAAGGAGGACGCATGGCTTTGGCTGAAGGAAAAACCGATCCGCGGGTGCGCCTACATCGTCGCGATCGATCCATGCCAGGGATCACAGAGCAATGGCGCGAAAAATCCCGACGCCCACGCCTGCGTGGTGCTTCGCCAGCCCTACATTTGCGAGAAGAACGTGCTGCATCCGGTCGCAGTCGTCGCGGCGATCCATGTGGAGCCGAGCGGGTGTCGGTGGGATGATTCGATCATCGCGGAGCGCACGGTGATGCTCGCAAATTACTTCGGAAGCGTCATGATCGTGCCGGAGACGGGCAATGGGCTCGGCGTGCTCGTGAAGCTGCGCGATTTTGGCGGGAACATCTACCAGCGGCAGAAACCGGACTCGTTCATCCCCGGCAAGATGCTCCCGACCGCCGGATGGGAAACGAACTCAGCCACGCGTGATATGTGGGTGGGCGCAATCGCCGATGCAATCCGCGAGGGGCTTTTTGACTGCGCGTTCAGGCCGGCGGTGGCGGAGTTCCGCACGTTCGTCATTGACGACCGAGGGAAAGCGCAGGCCGCGCCGAGCAAGCACGATGATTTCGTGGCCGCGATCGGCATCGGGCTCTACTGTCTGAATTTCGCGGGCGTGTACAAGCCGATCCCGCCGCGCTCGATGTTCGCGGGCGACAAAAAGAGGTCTTCGATGTTCTCGTGAGACTTTCCGCTTGACCTCGCCGATCCGATGCAGGATGCGCGAAACATGCCGCCTACATACCACTATCCAGGCCGACGCGATCCCGAGCAGGAAGCTGAAGACAAGAGGCGCACGCGCACCTCGAATCGCGACGCAATGGAGGCGGCCGCCCGAGCAGAGCGCGCCGCGTTCCTCGCCCATATCCGGGGCACGCCGGGAGAGTTGAGCGTGCGGAACATGATGCCGTCGTGGGACACCTACAAAAACTCGCCCGAGATGAGCGGGAACACCGCGATGACCGATTACATTTCTCGATACAACGCGAAGAACCCGCAGCGCGCCTTCAAGCCGGAAGTGTACACGCCGCAGGCAAGACAGGCCGCGCCCGCAGTGGCTCCCGCCGCCCCGCAGAG